ATACATGGAGATTGGATTGAGTTCCAAGGATGCGTCATGTTTATTGACCCATCAGGAAGAGGCCTCGATGAAACTGCTTATGCAATAGTCGCTCATCTAAATGGAAATTTATTTGTATTAGAAGTCGGTGCTTTTAGAGAAGGTTATACACAACCAGTCTTAGAAGGTTTAGCTCAAGCAGCTAAACGACAAAAAGTAAAACTGATTCTTCTTGAAGATCAATTTGGACAAGGGATGCTTGAAAGTTTGCTTCAGCCTTATCTAAGAAATGTTTATCCCTGTACTGTCGAAGCTGTTAGAAGCAATATGCAAAAAGAAAGAAGAATTATTAATGCTCTTGAACCTGTATTAAACCAACATCGGTTAATTATTAATCGCTCTGTTGTAGAAAATGATTCAAAAGGTAGAGAAGATGATCCTGTAGAAGCTGCTCTTAGTTATCAATTATTCCATCAACTTACACATTTAACAGTCGATAAAAATTGCTTACAACATGACGACAGATTAGACGCATTAGCTGGTGCAATACAGTATTGGAATGAATCTCTTGCTATAGATGAAAACAGAGCCATTAAAGAACGTGAATCAGAACTCTGGGATCTTGAATTGGCTGCGTACAAGGGCGAAATCGAAGGGGCTCTCGATGCAAAGGTACTTGGAATACCTCTTGCATCTTTGTCGAAAGGAAGAGGAAAAGAAACCTGGATGCGAATCCCAGGTCATTAAGCCTAGAGCTTTTGTAATACGAATACCTTCTGCTTTTGTCGGTATGAGTAACCATGTTGGTGGTTTTCAAACCGTTGTCGTAGCAAAAGATGCTGATAATGCTTGGGATGTTGCTGCTGATGTTGATACTTGGGAGATCTTGGACTTTGAAGTGGAAGATCTTCATATCTTTCCTAAGAATCCTCGCTAGCTTCTCCAAGTTCTAGGCTTTAAAGCTGCCACTTGTTTCTCAAGTGAGACTACTCGGTGAAAAAGCTCACGAATGTCACGCTCTTTCCTTGAACTGTTATTGCTAACAGCTACTACGACTGTCGTTGCTGCTACTCCAACGAGTGCTGCCCAGATCTCGTTCATGTATTTTGGTTGATTTAACGCTAATGTTAAGTTGCATTATATTTATTTATGGCAGACAACCAAACCCCACCCCCTTCTGAAATAAAGGAAGACAAGAAGAAAGGCGTTCTTGGAAAGCTTCAAGAAATTACTCCAGACAAAGATGAACAGGTAGCTCTTATTGGAGTTGCAGTAAGACTTGGAATCGTTGTTTGGTCAGGCTTTATCTTGACTCTCGCTTATGTAGATCTCCCTGGATTCCAGAAACAAAACTTCGATCCGACCTTTATTGCCAGTGTCTTTACAGGAGCCTTAAGTACATTCGGCCTTGCTACAGCTAAAGACAAGAAGAATGGAAATAGTGTAAGCAAAGAAGATATGGAAGCAATGATTGCTAAAAGCAATACAGCACAAACTGAGCAAATCATTAGAGTACAAACTCCTTTAACTATTAATGGAGCTGAAGTTGTTAAGACTGATCCCATTACTGGCAAGGATGTAGATCCTGTTACTGGGAGGTTTAAGGAATGAAATTATTAATATTCCTATTATTTCTTGCAGTTCCTGCTAGGGCTGATATAACCCATTCAATAACCACCAGCACTCAGCTCACAGTTAATGCTGCTGCAACTCAGGCCCAGAGAATTGGATCAAGTTTTTCAGCAGCAGGTTCTAACGTAGATACAACTGATGGCACAACTGCGAACACCGTCTCGGCAGGGACAATTACGAGTGGCGTTTATTCGCCTGGAACGATTGCTGCAACGCAAGATAACCCAGGAGCCGCCTTCTCGTATTCCCAAAGTTATACTCAAGCGGATGCAGTCCCTACTTCAGCTCCCGCAGTAGGAGCTGTAGGGAATTTCTCTAATGTAACTTCTACAGGTGCAGGAGTTGCAGGTAGTTTAGCGGGTACGATTACAAGCCAAGGTGTACTGACACTGACAGCTGGTGGAGCTGGTACTTCTGCGATTGGAAGTGTAGAAAGTGCTATAACTATTAAATAGCTATGCATATTTTTCTTCTTCTTTGTTCTATAGCAGTATTAATTCTGTGCTTGTTTAATTTTATAATGTGGAAACATTATATGGATATAAACAAGTAATGAAGCGGCTTCTGCCACTGTTATTGCTTATACATTCTCCCGCTTATTGTGTACCCGTAGTCCCAAACTTCTCTCAAGGAAGTATGACTTCAACTACCCGTACTGTTTCAACGGTTGTGGAGAATATAGTTTCGCATGATTATAATACTGGTCATCAATATTCAGTTAGTGGTTCTAATTTAACGATAAGTGGATCAACAATTTCTCCTGACAGTAGCACTGTAACTGGAACTATCAATGGACAATCACAATCATGGAATGGTTTAGATCTCAACTCAAAACCAAACATCACCATTACAAATGGAGGGCAGCCATTTCAATACGTGGAATCTTATCGAGGACCAGGTCTTTCAAACGTGACAACTATTCAACGCACCACAAACATAGAAAGCACAACAGAAACTACCTCGGTCTTCTCGCAGTAGCTCTCTTATATGGAGGGAGTGCCGCAGCGCAGACAAGTTCTACGGCAGCTCCCGTTGCTAATAGTAGTGGCAGTGTGACCAATATGGGAATCCAAAATCTCCCTGGAAATAGTGTTACTAATCATTACGGAGGAAACATAATATGCCAAGGCCCAATGTTAACTATCTCTCCATTTGCTACCGATTCACATACATATAGTACTCCTAGAGAGTATTGGTATGACGCTCCCTCATATAACGATGATGGATCACTTAGTCATCATGTAGCTACTAGAACTGGACAGAAAGATAATTTCGCCTTAAACCTTGGTATATCTGCAAATTTCTCTATTCCTTTAGATAATTCATTACAGAAAAGATGTAAGGCTGCTGTAGATAAACAGTTAGCTTTACAACAAGAGTTAGTATATTTTAAACGATTAGATTTTGAAATTACAAGGTTGAAGAACTGTGGAGAATTAAAGTTAGCTGGTATAGAATTTTCTCCTACTTCTTCCTATCACAAGATTTGCTCCGACATCCTTGTAATGCCCAAGATGGGACAAGTCTTACCGCATAGACATACACTTACACCTTTAGAGGTGGTAACCCCTTCTTCTCCCGATAAGAATTAGCTCGCTTTTCTGATTGCGTTAAAGGTCTAACTGGTTTACCTAAAGCTTTTTTAACTCGATTAATAATCTGTTTGACAATTGGTTTTACTGCTTTAAGTAACAAAGGAGTCGCAAGAGCGGCACTTGTAGCAATAAGAGTAATCCCAGTAGTGCTGACAACTTGAGGGGCAGTTGGTATTGCATTAACGATTTGTTGTGTCGTTGTTAACTTCTTGTACTGCGTAACACAACGATTGCCAATCAATTGATACGCAATTATTTCTTTCCGTCCATCTTCAATCTTAGTTCCAATTTCCGCTGCTCCAGGTGGCGGGCAATCCTCGATCTTCGAGGCGGGCGGTGGGTCTGCTGCTGGGATTTCTGGTTGCGGATATCTTTGTGTATTTCCCTTTGGTGGATATATAAGTTCCTCTGGTGTGTAATCCATTGCGTTGTAGCTTGGATACTCCGCTTGGCATAAGACAACATTTCCTTTTGGATCGTTAGTTAGTAATGCACTATTCTCGCTAGAATTTTTCCTTGCTTCAACACATCCAGGCATATCAATAATAGGAAAACCTAAATTAACTGTGACTGGAGCTGGAATGTTTAAAGACTGAGGTGGCTGTATTTGCCACACTCGAATAACAGGATGAGTAACTGGCTGTATTCCTATCTTGGGTATCTTTGATCCATTGTCCATGTCTAAGTTGTTGTTCTCTTATTTCTTTGCAGTGAGAACACTGACAATCATTCGTTAAGTTCAGCTTCAAGTTCTTCTGCTTTAGCAGCTAACCCTGTATAAATCCCATGTTGAGGATGGTCAGGTCTGTGTCTGCCATCAAGAACATAAAGATTATTCATACGAATAGCTCTTTGGGCTTGTTCTTCAGCCCACTCTTTACCCATTTCAAGTTTCATTAGAATTTAGGAAGGCTAGGTGGAGCTGCTGTTGGTAGTGCTGGACTAGAAAGACTTGGTAACTTTATCGACTTAGTTACTTGCTGAAGAGCCTTATCCATCAAGGCATCCTTGTTTCCTTGAAACCAGAAGTAACCATAGACTCCACTACCAAGTATTGCTATGACACCAACGCCTGATGCAATAGCAATACCATCAATTACTTTTCTCATTAGCTCCAAGGCTTGCCAACACCTGTTGTTGGTGTTTTCTGTTCGTTAACACCCTTCTCAACTGCTGCTTCGATTGCGGCTACAGTGCCAGCTTTGTCAGCATCTAGTTTAGCCTTAACCCAACCAAGAACAGTTTCTTCTGTTAGGTCAGCATAAGGAACAAGAGTGTCAGGCTTAGGAAGATCTACTTCTCCTGTTGCTCTGAATGAATAAGTACCATCAGCTCCGTTAACACGGTAGATGACTTTATTTACATACCCATCTGCTAGTTCACGCTGAAGGGTGTTGACCTGCCAAGTTTTTGTTGCCATGAAAATTGATCTGCTTAGACACAGTTTAACGTGTTTTCTATTATAAGCCTTCGGTTTACTTTACTTAGCTTTTAAGGCGGCTACTTCCGTTTCTAATGTTTCTACTTTTTCTATTAACTCTTGCATTGCTTTAATAATAATTGGATCCCAAGCTTGCTTAATAGCTTTTTTTATTAGCGGTACATGACCATCATTAGGTGTACCAGCAGCTATGTCATGCTCAGAAACTAAAGCAGGGAATACTTCCTCTACTTCTTGAGCTATAAAACCAAGTTGTTTTTTCTTAGATTTACCTGGAAAATATTCAGCTTTCCAATTAAAGTTTCTTACTTTTAACTTTTTAAGATCTTCTAACTTAGGAGTAGCATCAACAATATTTTCTTTAAGTGTTTGATCTGATCCAGTATAACTATTATCATGGTTCCATACATCTCCATCGGAATAAATAAACAATCTATTTGTATTGCTGCCGTCTTCACATTTTAAAAAATAGTGTGAATTGTCATCAGGATCATCATCCGAAAAACTTATCATTAGACCATAGGGATTGGTATCGCCTGAATGTTCTATAATTGTTGCAACTTGATTATTATTATTACTCTGTATGACATGAGCTGAAGTACTTCCAAAAGCTGAATCACTTTTTACCAGAAAAGACTTATTATACCCTGCTGTTTCTGTGCCTGTTGAAGTTATCCTAGTTCTTTCAGTACCATCTCTATAAAAGACTAGATCCGATGCTTCTGATGTTCTAAAATTAAGAGTCTTACCGTAATTGTCATACCATATTTGTGCTTCATCATCATCATCAGTATCTCCAAATTCAATTGATGCGGAACTGCTTGTAGAAGATGTTAATTTTAACTCAGTAGCAGAAGAACTTTCTATCTTAACGCCCGTGCTGGTCGTCTCAAACTTCTTAGAGTCGTCGTAATAGAGTTCTACAGCTCCGTCATTAACTCCTTTTAAATACTTTTCATAAGTAGAAGCAGAAGCAAGAATAAGAGTATCTCCTCTTAATTGAAACTCACCAGTTATATTTTTAATGGTTGTGTCAGACCCATCGTGAACAAGTGTAAGGTCATTCGACTCACCGAGACTTATTTTGACACTATCTGGAACTATAAATCCATAACCACTTCCTCCTGTTGCTTTAAAGTAACCAGCACATTCAGCACCTGAGCTGGTTGTGTAGAGCTTCTTCGAGTTATCGTAATAGAGTTCTACATTCCCGTCAGGTTTAAACTTTGCACAACTTTCAGAAGTATCTTTATTGATATGGATTTCGTGACCACCATGTGATTCAATTAAATTTCGGTTACTCCCATTATGGTAGATTTGTAGATCCCCATCTGGGCCAAATCTTGCTTTACCATCATCAGACCAAGTTGCATCACCTAGAATCCGAACACCATCTGATCGTGTATGGAATTTCTGTGAATTGTCATAATAAAGAGATGCGTCTCCGTCGTGTGTAAACGTTGCACTATTCTCACCAGATTTAGCTTGTATGAAAATATCTCCACCAACATCTGCAGCAACATTGTTTCTTATATATAGACCGCCTGTATTGTTATCAATAACAGAGTTAACTCCTGAATGAAAGATTTGTAGATCATTCCCTGTTCCGAAGCGAATCTTTTCGCTGTCTAAAAGGTCGATTGGAGTCTTCAAACCTCTATCGTCAATTTTAGTGAGTGCCATGATTATTTAATAAGATAGAAGTCTTTAGTTGAATCAACCTCTTTTAATTTTATCCAGCTAGAGGGTTTAACTGCTGTTTTACGAACATAGCATTGTCCGATAATACCAATCTTATCCCACTCTTTTCTTTCGTCTCTTGTTTGATACTCTTTTGTAGAATCGAAATCTGGATTAACTTTGAATTTTTTACCAGCAGTACCATCTTGATTTGTATTATCTTCAAATATATATCTGCCCCATTCATCACGTAGATACTGACCTTGCCAACCCATCATACCAGCATTAGCAGTAAAGGCAGCCGTACCAGAGACAACACCTATAACAGCGTCACCATCTTCAGCAATTTTTATCTTACCTGTTAAACCATCTACAGCTACAGTATTACCTATACGATCTTCTCCATCAGGATTACCATCAGACCATTCAAAGAATTCAGCAAAGTCAAATTGATCATCTTCCCAATCGTTTTGAGCACCTGCAGTACCTGTATCTGTATTGAACGCGAACCTTAGACTTTGTGAAGAACTTAGATCTCTGATATAGAAGTGATCATCAACAGTTAAGTAAGCCTGACCAGTAGATCTATGTAAGTGTCCATCACCATTATAGGCAGACCATTGATCAGCAGTTGGATTCTGAAGATTCTGATCAAATCTTACTCCTCCTGTTGGGCCGTTAAATTGTTCTGCTTGATGGTATAAATTATAGTGGCAGTGCCATGCAGTCTTCCAGCTACCAACAGCAAAATGTCTTAAGCTAAATAGACCGTCTGTACCAGCCTCCATGTCCCATTTATCAGCATTATCATCTCCTTCATCAGCAAACATCGCAAGTGTTGCTGCACCATCTTCAGCACCAAGTATTGTTAATTGAGTTTGAGCTTGAACTCCCCAAGATTCAGTCCAGAACTTCTTAGCATTGTCGTAATAAAGTTCTACGGATCCATCACCAATACATCTAAGATTATTTTCCCAACCACTACCATTATTAGCATTTTGAATCGTAAATTGAGATGAATGGATTGAAGTTTCTATACGCCATTTATCAGCATTATCATCTCCTTCATCTGCATAAATTTGTAGAATACCGTTTCCCCCTTCTGGGCCTTGTACTGTTATACCGTTAGCAGTGGTTTCAAAAGTCTTACTGTTGTCGTAATAGAGTCCTACGGATCCGTCATCTGTACATATTATAAAATTCTCATCTCCTGCTGCGTTTCTTAGCCGGAGATCATTAGCTTCAATAAGTGAAGAAGTACCATTATGATAAATGTTTAGATCACCGCCACCTCCGAAAACTGCTCTATTATTAGCACCACCTGAACTATCAGAAAAAGTAACATTACCTGATGTTATTAAATCACCAGTAACTGTAGCTCCAGTCGAAGAGGTCGCAAGCTTCTGAACCCCATCATAATAGAGTCCTACACTTTCATCATCTCTACAGACAATTGAATCTTCTCCAGATTTTGCTTGTAAATGGATATTACTACTATGATCTGCTCCTACATTTGCTCTAATGTATATAGGATCTTCTGCTGTACTATTTCCATCAATATAATTATTACCTCCAGAATGATAAATTGTAAGATCATTTGAAGTTCCAAATCCTATTTTGGCATTATCTTTAATTGAAACTATATTTGCTGATTTATCCCAGTAAGCACCCCAAGTGTCGTCAGAACCATTCCACTGAACGTCACCATCTATTTCTGATTTACCAGTAATTTTAGTACCAGTGCTAGTTGTCTCAAACTTCTTAGAGTTGTCGTAATAGAGTTCTACAGCTCCGTCAGCAATAAAACCAGCTATACCCTCGCTTGCTCCTTTTTGAATCCAAACATTACTATTAGTTTGAATCCTCATTCCACCTGTTCCTACGTGGTCGAGCCTAGAGTGAGATCCATCATGGTAGATCTCTAGATCATTCCCTGTCCCGAAACGAATCTTTTTACTATCTGCTAGATCTAAGTTAGTTGCTATCTTCTCTCCAGTAACAGCACCGTTTTGAATGATGGCTGTTGAGACTGTGTTATTACTTGGAGTACCAATGTTTACAGTCGAACCTAATACATAAGCGAAGTAACTTGATCCACTAGCAGGTGCATTACTTAGTTTTACAGTGCTACCGTTAAGAGCAAATCCTTCTGATGGAGTTGAAGTTCCTGAATTAGGTTTTTGAATAACTCCGTTAATACTTATGATGATTTGTTGAGCATTAGCAGGTGCATTACTTAGTGTGAAATCTGTTCTACTTCCATCAAATGATTCACTGAATGTAGAGATATAGAAGTTACCAATTGACTGTGCTTCTTCCCACGCTGTATTAGTTGCGTTATAAACTAATAATTTATTTGTTCCAGTATTAAAGAACAAATCTCCAGCATCTAATGAACTTGTAGGGTTAGAACTTCCTACTCTATATCTAGCAGCAAAGTCATTAATATCATCTGATAACTGTTTAATATCATCTTCTTTTCCAAGGATCTTATGGTAGTTATAAGTCTGACTAGAGCCAGTAGAACTGACCATCAAACC